GGTTATCAATAGACTGAATTACATCCCGGACTTGCGGGTAGTACAAGAAATTGTGCGGGGTGATCGTGAACACCCAAGGCACAGAAGTGAGGTACTGCGCCGTCCTGATCTGTCCACTGCGACTGACTTGCTGACCCACCGTGCGCCGGTTGTTCACCGACATGGATTGCTGAATCTCAAAGATTGTTTGAAACGACATCATGCTCTCCCGCCAGCCATAGCAATGCCCTTGCTGGCGTATGTGTTCGCCGCCCACACCGCCTTGGCACTTCCAAGGATTCTTTCCTCAAAGGACTTAACGTCGATTGCTTGGATGTTGTAGTTGGTGATATTGGTTTGACCGCCCATGCCGCCCAAGGCATGATTTGGGATGATTGTCCCTGCTCCGTTGGGCATAAACAACTCCGGGCCTCTCTCGCCAACCATGTAAGGCGTATTGGCAGACACCGGGCCACCGGAAGCCCTGCCAGCGCCTACGGCACCAACGTCAAACGCCGTTCCAACGGTTGTGAATGCGGTGTTTGGGGCCAAGGCATTCATTATCATTCCCTTGAATGATCGGAATAACATACTGGCCTGCATCTTCATTTCCATCGTTAAGATGTCAGTAATGATGCTGCGAGTCAGATCGCTGAACGACATCTTGCCGGTTCTGACGAAGGACTCGATGGCCCTAGTCATATTGCTGAACACAGAGTCCCACCTATCGCCAACGCGCTTGACCGATTCTTCCAGCTTGTTAAATTCATCTCGCTGATCTTGCAGGTTGCGCAATTGAGCAATGATGCCTTTCTTACCCTCGGGATCAATCAGTCGATCTTTCTCAATCTCCTGAATGCGCTTCTCTAGGTCAAAGCGTTGCTGCGCAGACTTCTTCTGAGCTTCAGTAGCGAACAGAAGATTGTTCTGAAGCGCCACTTTTTCCTTGTCAACATCAAGCGAAATCTTCTCAGCATCAACCTTCTTTTGAAGGCTGATCGTGGCTTCAGCAAGACGGCGCTGGAGATCATCCGCGGCTTTTTGTGCGGCCTCGAACTGCTCGCCTTCTGCCTTGGCGATCTCCATAACGCGATCCATATCAACTTTATAAAGATCACGCTTCAGTTGCTCTCTAATTGCAAGCTCTTGCTTTGCCAGAATTTCAGCGTTAAGCGCCTGAAACTGGAACCTTTCATTAACATTCTTTCGCGCAGTCTCTGTTCTTAACTGCTCAATCTTGAGGTTTGCCTCGGCTTCCAGCTTGGACTTTTGATCAACGTAATCTTGGAACATCACAAGCTGAAGGCTGAATCCAGCTTTGGTTAGCTCCTCCTGCTTCTTTAGCTCTGTATTAAGACCCCCGACCGCGGCGCGATCATCAATCTTTCTTTGCTCTTCCTGAGCCTTTCTTGATCTTTCTGCATTTTTAGCAAGCTCTTGTTCTAGTTCCTGTTTTCTTTTTTCAAGGGCAGCAATTGCATTTCTTACCCTTTGCTTAGACTCTTCCGCGCCGCCGCCAAAAAAAGAAGAAGGGTCGCTAAGTCTTTTTTGCGCCCTTTCAATTTGGCTTATTACATTTCTTAAGTCTTGCTCAAGATTTTCCCGGCCAAATCCTTTAAGTGCATCCCATGCATTACTAATTGCTTTGCCAATTTCACTCCAAGCTTTTTCAATATAACCAAGATTCCTGCGCTGATCCTCAATATTTGCATTAAACGAATCAGTAAGCTCTTTGATTGCCTTCTGCTTTTCCCCGGCCTTTTCCAGCACCTCGATTCGCTTGTACTCTTCAAGAGTCAAGAAGTGGTACTGATCATTGAGCCGCTTGGCGGCAGAGGCTGAACCATCTAAAGATGGGATGAGCTTTTCGGCAGTAGTCTTGGCAGACTCTCCAGTCAACTTGGAGAGGTTCAGGATCATCTGATTAACTGAGCCAATTGACTCCTGCGTAAACTTCCCAGATGCCGCTAGTGTGTACAGCGATTCCCTAGCGTTGCCAATTGAGACATTGAGCTTGCTGCTCGATGACTCGGCCAGCTTAGTGATGGCCTGCTCTGTGACGCCAGCGAAGTTGCTGGTCAGAATCATGCCATCTCTAAAGTCAGCGGATTCTTTAGAGCCTTTATAGAACGCAGCGCCAAGTATTCCAAGGGCCGCTGCCGCCCCGCCAACAGCAACGCGGAATGGCGTAAACAGACTTCCTAGCCATTTGAACGTATTACCAAAGCCTCCCATCACATCCTTAAACTGACCGCCTTGCTGCAAGAATGCAATCATGGCGTTTTGACCGGACGCAACCTGCGTCACGAAGTCAGTCATCTGATATGACAGTTGAATCTTTTGTTGCTCGGTTAAGCCTTGCGTGGCTTTCTTTGTTGAAACGGCAACGGCATCATAAGCCGCGGCCTGCTTTCTCAACTGCTCAATCAGCGCAGGCGCGGCGTGTTGATATTTGCCAGCCGAAATCTCTCGCTGAATTAACTCGGATTGCGTAAGAGTCTTGTTGTAATCCTCTGTCGCATACTTGAGCCGAATAATCTCTGCCGCGGCGGCTTCAGACTGCCGCTTAATTGCATTCTTAAGCTTATTGTTTTCCTGAATGGCCTTGTCAACATCGGCCCTAAAGGCCGCGGTATCAAGACCAAGAACAACTCCAAGGCGAGCGATGTTGCTTGAGGCCATGATTAAGCCTTTTTCCTAGCCAGTTTTTTGGCGTAATCAACAATAAAACTTGCGACTAACGGTTTTAACGCATCGACAACTTCGCGCCTTCTGCTTTCCAGCGCCGGTCGCAAAAAGGGTTGAGCGGGAATCTTTCTTGTCGAGAACTCTTGCGCCAAGGAAACCGCCGACTTTTTTACCGAAACAACCGCAATTGCAGCATCAGTTTCAGAAACGTATTCGGACATTACATCCCGGCCATTAGGAATCCTGGCATCTAGCCGAACCGTTTCTCTAAGGTGAGGAATTGGTGCGCCGTGCTTGTCAACCGATTTTCGTCTGGGGGATTCATCAAACGGGGCGGTCGCCTGCACAGCAAGGGCAACCGGCTGCATGGCGACTTTGGCGGCTTTGACAAGGGTGTTCCTAGCGGCCAAATCGGCCCGAACCCCCTTTGCCAAATCAAGAAGTTGCTGCTCTAGCTCAGCGAACCCTTCTATCTTCCAGGTTTCCTTGATTGGAACGTAAGCCATTTTTATCCCCCAAGAATTTGTCGGACCCCGGAGCCTGAGACATGAAAGACAGAAGGCTATTGTTCGCTTGCGCCCTTTGCTCTGCCTCGGAAAGCGGTGGATTAATGTAGTCGCTTAATGATGGCAGGATGTCTTGCATCTTAAACGCTTTTGCACCCTTTTGCAGTTTTGAATTCAAGTTCCCGGTCGCCAATGCACTTAAAGCAACTGCCAACGCTTTTGGCCCAACCATTCCATCATGCAACATGATTTCAATGTCACGCATGGCGTCTGACGGTATTTCATCAGGACACCCACCATGAGCATAGATATATGCCCTTGCCTGCCGGTGGATGTCCCTGATTAGTTTTTTCTTGCGTCCTTAAATGAAGGCTGAATTGCCTCGCCAATAGCGGCAAGCATCTCCATCTGAACGGAAAATGGAAGTTCTGCTTCAATGTCCGCATACGTCAAGTCAGACGTACTTTGACCATCAGCAGGCACCAATAGCTTGAAAAACTCTAGGATTCGTTGTTCAGCTTGGATGACAGACTTCACCAATTCCTTGGTTGAGCGGCCATCGACAATCAGATCACCATCGACCTGTTCGCCCTGGCCTTCCATGCCATCAACAACTTTCTGATATCGCTGCTCAAAATGGGCGGCGTCAATATCTTTGACTTTGGCCTCGATCTGCTCCATCTCGGCAGATACGGGAACCTTGACCTTAAACTTGGCCGATCCAAGCTCAAACTCTTTGATGCGCAGCGACGAAGTGTCGCCAATAAGCGCCGAAAGCTTTGTCATGTCTTATCCTTTACGAACTATCTTCTGGTAAATCTCCTCATTGAGTTCGACCGCGTAAGCGACAACCTCAGAGGGAGACATCTTATCCGCATGACATTTTGCAATATCATGGGCTAAAGAAATTGCAGTCAAGCGTTGCTGAAAAAAGCCAAACCAGTCTTTTCTCAACTCCGCTTGCTGCAACAGGTAATTTAGTAAATCCGTACTGTTTTGTATTGTCTGCATTCGCTAATGCGAGGCGGCATCAAGCATCTTAGTTAAAACGATTCTTTGCGCCTCGTCCTCCGTTTCGTAAAGAGCATCAGAAATCTCTTCTGTCGAGAAAGGAT